AAAACGCTCATTTTCCGCCTATCTTTTAAGTTGGGGTCTATTAGTATTTGGGGATTTTCTGCTTCGGGAGAACAGCAAAGTCCTTCTGCGTTATATTTATAATGCGGCTTTTTCCATAATAATTCGTACTCTACGCCGTCCGCATTAGTAAATTTGGAGTCCTGCATACTTATTATGTAATACACTTTTTTTGAAAAACCTTTATTTTTAAATAATATATTTTGTGTAATCATATTTATGAAAATGTATTGTCTATCTTGCGGTTCTGGTACTGACTATTCTTTGAACAAGCCAAAGTTTTGTGCTAGCTGCGGCAGTTCATTTACTTCTACGGCTAGCGCAGCTCCAGCTAAGAAAGTATTTAAACCCGTACCCAGTGTAGCAAGAGTAGAAATTGAGGAAGAAGAAGAGGAGTACTTTTCTACGAATATGAGTAAATTAGATTTCGAGATTCAGGGAGAGAGAAGGGTGCGGCCGACTAGACTGGAAGACATTGCGGGGTCAAATCCAAACAGTATAGACGACGGCTATCAGAGGGAGGTAGACTCAAGCTATTCAAAAGAAACTATTGCACAAGATTTTCTAAGAGACGCTGGGTCATCCCGCTTTAACGATGCCCAAACGTAAACCTCAGTTTGAAGACTTTATAGAACAGATAGATGTCGAAATAAAAAAAAGAAAGTCTAAGTGGAACTTGACGGCTCTTGCTTGGATGGATTTCGACGATGTCTCGCAGATTCTAAGAATTCACATTTTTAGAAAATGGCATCTTTATGACCCTAAGAAACCTCTTAATCCTTGGATCAATAGGATTATATCCAATCAAATAAAAAATCTGATACGTAACAATTACGGCAATTATTGTCGTCCATGTTTGAAATGCGCGGCGGCTGAGTCTGGGGATCTGTGTTACATCTACGGCAAGCAATCCGAAGCTTGTCCACTATTTGCGAATTGGGTGAGGACTAGAAAGCAAGCTTATGACGCTAAACTTCCAGTATCCATAAATGATCATGAATACGAAATAAATTCAGCCGAATATAGCGACATAGATATAATATCGCTCATGAATAAACTGAATGCAAAAATGAAAGAAATTTTAAAACCCGCGGAATGGAAAATATACAAAGCTTTATACATAGACAATCTTTCAGAAGAAAAAGCTGCCACTCTAATGGGTTATAAGACTAATGAGAAAAATAGAGTCCCGGGGTATAAACAAATCAAAAACGTCAAGAAGGCTATAATACAAAAAGTAAAAAAAATAATACATAGCGGCGAGGTTGAAATAATATGAAGTCTAAAAATATAGAGCTTAATGAAGATCAGCAGCTAGCCATTTTAGAAGAATGGAATAAAAGGACTGATGACCCCCCTTACATTAAGGAGCTAATAAAACTTGTATTTCCCGATATACCAGAGGAGATGGTAGACGGTAGATCTAAATACGGAAGAGCGGTAAAAAAGTTTTTAGCTGAAAAGAGTTTAAACGCAAAAGTCTCTCACAAGTATTACCCAAAAGAAAAAATTGAGCTGACAGAAGACCAAAAAGAATTTATAGATAATAATTGTAGCGCTATGAAGCCTATGGATATGGCGCGTTTAATTTTCGACGATAATAAAATAGCAGCTTTAGATTTAAGGTACAAAGTAGTCGCGGAATATATCAACGAACTTCCTAATCAAATTAAGTACTCAGACACTAATGACGAAGTTCCTGTAGAGGGAGGATACGCTCCCCCTAAATCAGAATCAAGAGCGATAGTAAGGGTTAATAAATACGTACATAACGGCATAGATAAAGAAAAAATAAGCCCCAAAATAAAAAAAAGCATGAGCACTTTGATTGCTTACATGCACACGTTCAGGTTCTTACATCAGATTAGTACCTATGCAATAGAAACAGATCGCGAATTATTTGAAAGCAGCTTCGTTAGATATACTTGGGATAAGCCAGATCTAACACAGGAAGAGGTAGACCAATATATTGTTTTATCGGCGGAAGTAGTAATAGCTTCAAATATCCAACGCAGGGTAGAAAGATTACAAACCTTATTGGATCAAAACGCAGAAGACACCGAAGGGCGCAGAATGGCTATGAGCTTAGTTGAAGCCATAAATACAGCACAGACTGAATACAACCAGTGTGTTAATAGACAAACTAAACTTCTTAACGAGCTTAAAGAAAAAAGAAGCCAAAGGATGAGTAAGGTCCTTCAAGAATCTGCTTCAATTTTGAACCTTGTAGAACTTTGGAAAGATGAAGAGTCTAGGAATAAAATGATAAAGATCGCTGAGATACGCAAGAAAAATATATCTTCAGAAATTGAAAGGCTGAGTTCTATGGAGGATATAAAATCGCGTATCATGGGCATTAGCGAAGAAGAAGTTTTAAATGGTTAAGTGTCAAGAATGTGGAAAAGAGTTTGAAAAAGATAAGGGTCTTCATCTTCATCTGAAGGCTCATAAATTATCTATCGCTGATTATTATCATAAACACTATCCTCGCAAAGATCTCCACACGGGCCACTTGATAAAATTTAAAAATAAAGACCAGTACTTTGCTTCCGATTTTAACAGTAAAGGAAATTTGAAGAACTGGTTAAAAAGAATCCCTATAGAAAAAGCTCAGGAATATTGCAGAAAAATTCTTGAGAAAAGGAAGGCTGAAAAAAATTTAAAATATACTCCTACCCAAGTCGAGCTTAGAACTCTTCCCATACCTCCCATATCTTACTATGAAGTTATTTTTGATAGCTACTATAAACTTTGTGAAGAGATAGGGTATAAAAATAAATTTAATAATATTCCTGTTAAAAAAGAATATCAAGAAACTTTTTCAAAAGATCATCTAATTTACATAGATTCTCGAGAGCAAAATCCATTAAAGATAAATGATTTTCCAACTGAAATTAAAGGGCTTAAATTTGGCGACTACTGCCTAAACGACAAGGAAAAAACTCATAATACATATATTGAGAGGAAGTCTGTCCCTGATCTAATAGGGACTCTAAGCTCCGGTTTAGAAAGATTTAAAAACGAAATAAATAGAGCTGCGGAAGAAAATGCTTACATGGTGATATTAGTAGAAAAAAAGTTGGACGAGTGTTTAGCTTTTAACAGACTGCCTTATGTTTATAAAAAGAATACTAGAGTCACTCCTGACTTTATTTTTCATAATGTAAGAGATTTAATTCAAGAGTTCCCTCATATACAATTTCTTTTCGTAGAGGGAAGAAAAGAGTGCGTAAGAATTGTAAAAAAACTTTTGCTGTCAGACGTATTAAAAGAAAAGCATGACCTCCAGCTTGCTTATGATTTAAAATTGTTATAATGTGGTACTGTCCCGAAAAATACTCAAAGCCTATACCGAATTTAAATCAAGAATTACTTGATTTAAAAGGAGAGCTTCCAGATCGACAAGCTAAGATCACTCTAGCTAAATTCATGCGGGCTAATTTGGGATTTACCACCGAGCTTCTTTCCGGAATTAAACTCGCCCTCTATCAAGAGATAACACTAAAAGCTTTTTTCAATCGTAACTTCAGTATGTGCGTATGGGGGCGTGGATGCGGTAAGAGCTTCATCGCGGCTGTATATTGCTTCTTGCAATGTATTTTTGAACCTAGAACTAAGATACTAATTGCTGGACCTACCTTTCGTACCGCTAGGTTTATATTTAATAACTTAGAAAAAATAGTCGAATCGAAAGAGGCTCAAATGTTAGCTCATGCTTTTGGAGCTAAATCTAAACGTAACGACCAGTTTGAGTGGAAAATAAATGAAGGTACAATTACAGCAATCCCTCTTAGTGGAGAAAAGATTCGTGGTTTCCGTGCTAACATCCTAGTTCTTGATGAGTTCTTACTGCTCCCTGAGGAAACTATCAAAACAGTACTTATGCCCTTTTTGGTCGCCCCTCAAGATATGGCTGAACGTATCAAGATACGAGAAATGGAGGATGAGCTAATCAAAAAAGGCGACATGAAAGAAGAGGATAGAGTTCAATTTCAGAACAACTCCAAGATGATAGCTTTGTCTTCTGCTAGTTTTAGTTTTGAGAATCTGTATAAAACATACAAGGAATGGATGAATAATATTTACTCTGAAGATATACAACAGTCTAATTATTTTATATCTCAGATGGCTTTTGATTCTATTCCCGCTGACATGATTGATAGCACAGTTATTGAGGAGGCACAGTCTGGAGGTTCGTCAAATTCCTCTTTCCAAAGAGAGTATTGCGCCCAGTTCACCGATGGCAGTGACAGTTATTTCAGCGCAAAGAAAATGCATGAATGCACTATTCCGGACGGAGAGAAACAGCATACTTTAATAAAAGGACACCCCGAAAAAAAATATATTTTAGCAATCGATCCGAGTTTTAGTAATAGCCCAAGTTCGGATTATTTTGCCATGTCCGTTTTGGAGCTCGATGAAGAAAAAGGTAATGAGTCTACGTTAGTTCATGCTTATGCTGTAGCAGGCGGCGACTTAAAAGACCATATAAAATATCTTTTTTACTTAATGACCAGCTTTAAAATAGAGTTATTAATCATAGATAATGCTGGATATCAATTCATAGATAGCGCAAACGAATCAGAGCTTTTTAGAGAAGCTAAGATAAACTTAAAGTTTTTTGATTTTAACAGCGACAAGACTGGGAATGATTACCAGCAAATGCTCATGAAGGCTAAAAGCCAGTACAACGTGAAAGAAAACGTTATTTGTTTTAGGCAGTTATTTTCAAGCACTTTTCTTCGCGAAGCTAATGAGTATCTTCAGGCTTCTATAGATCATAAAAGAATCTGGTTTGCTTCCCGAACCGCCGCTTGCGGCAGCTTCTTTGATAAAGTTTCAGCTCAAGCTGTCCCTGTCAAGCTAATGCCTTATGAGAATAAAGGGGACTTGATTGAGTTCCAAGACGACATAATTTATCAAACTAAAAAACAGTGCACGTTAGTAGAGGTTAAAACTACAGCCAAAGGGGTTCAGACCTTTGACCTTCCTCAGCATTTAAAAAGAAGCACTTCTGCTAACCGGGCCAGAAAGGATAATTATACTACTTTAATGTTAGGAAACTGGGCAGTTAAGGCTTATAATGATCTTAAAAATACCCAAGTTGAACAAATTAATCACACTTTTACTCCCAGAATGCTAGGTTAAGTGTAAATTTAAAGTAAATTATGGCTGTAAGGAAGAAAACGGAACAAGGTGCGGAACCGCTGATGGCAATGCATGAAGCAAAAGCCTCTCAGACAGGTCGACGCAGAAACGCTGCTGCCGATATCCCGCGGACAGATAGATTCAGGAATATCGATAACGGCATGATTCCGTTCAAATATTCCCATGGAGTCAGCAATAACTCTAATATTGATATTCGGGATACGATTATTCTATGCCAAAAGGCCTATTACAATTTCTCTGTATTCCGAAATACTATAGATCTAATGACAGAATTCTCTATCAGCGATCTTTATTATACGGGGGGCAGCAGGAAGTCGAGAGAATTCTTTGACACTTTATTTAAAAAGATAAACATTGACGATCTGCAAAGTAGATTTTTTAGAGAGTACTATAGGTCTGGAAATGTATTTATGTACAGATTTGATGCGAAGATGGAAAAATCTGACGCATTTAAAATAAACCAAACTTTTGGCCTGAGTCAAGCCTCCAAAGAGTTGCAGATACCTTCTAAGTATATCATCCTCAATCCATCCGATATACAGCTTCGAGGAAGCATCTCTTTTAGCACTGGAGTTTACTATAAAGTTGTGACTGATTACGAACTACAGCTTCTAAGGCATCCTCAGACAGAGGAGCAGCAAGAAGTGTTTGATAGTCTACCTCAGCAAACGAAAGATTTAATAAATGATACTAAACGCGTAGGTATGAGCGCGGTAACTATCCCTCTAAGCACCGATAAACTCATAGCCGTTTTTTATAAAAAACAAGACTATGAACCGTTTGCAGTTCCGATGGGTTATCCAGTGCTAGAGGACATAAACTGGAAACAAGAAATGAAACAAATGGACATGGCTGTAGCTCGTACTACCAATCAAGCCATTCTGTTAGTTACGATGGGGGCCAAGCCTCAAGATGGCGGAGTTAATCAAAGAAATCTCATGGCCATGCAGAAGTTATTTGAGAATGAGTCTGTTGGTCGTGTCCTAATATCGGATTATACTACTGATGCTAAATTTGTTATTCCTGATATTGCTAATATATTAGATCCCCGAAAATACGACGTTGTTAATCAAGATATACAAATGGGCCTTAACAACATCCTTCTTAGTGATGAGAAATTTGCTAACACTAGCATCAAGGTTCAAGTCTTCATGGAGCGGCTAAAACAGGGACGTAGGGTATTTTTAGAGAACTTCTTAATGCCTGAAATAAGGCGTATATCAAAAGAAATGGGCTTTAAAAATTATCCTAATGCTCACTTTGAGGATGTTGATTTGAGAGATACATCAGTTTACTCAAGGGTTTATAGCAGACTTATTGAATTAGGAGTTCTTACTCCAGAAGAAGGCGTTCAAGCTATAGAATCTGGACGTTTCCCAACTGAAGAAGAATCGCTTGAGTCTCAACGTAAATTTAAAGAGCTGAGAAACGAAGGACTTTATGAGCCTATTATTGGCGGCGCTAAAGGTCCTCAGATGAGCGGGAGGCCTTCAGGAAGTAATACCCCAAAAGAGACGGATACTAAAACTCCCATAGGAACTAAGGCCGCCCTTAATTTTAGTTTAACTAAAATCCAAGATAACTTAAATTTATCAGACAAGTTAAACTTAGAAGTAGAAGCCTCATTGAGGCAGATTCATAGTAGAAAAAGGTTAAGCAAGCAGCAAAAAGAAGTAGCTAGAGAAATAACAAATATAGTTATAGCTAACGAAGATCCAGAGAACTGGTTGGCAAAAGCCGGAAGGTACGCAGCCGAACCCACAGACAGAAACCACGAAAGAGTTAAAAAGATTCAAGATGTTGCGCTGGAACATCAAGTCGATGACTTCTTAGCTGGAATACTTTATGCGAGCGTTTATGAAGGAGATGCGTAATGGCAAAGCCAACTGTAATTTACAACTGTCAGGCTTTATTTCTAGGACCTGCTCCAGAAAGTGGTAAAAACTTTTTTAATTACTATGAGCCTTTACCGGTAAACGACGACTCCAATTTAGTTCAAAAGATTAACAGGTTGAATCCAATAGACAGGGTTCAATCTGTTTCTTATTCTATCAATGTCCCTCACACAGACATTACTCAAATTAATCAACGCGGTCTAGTTGATAGGCCTATAATTAACCATCCTACGGTTAATGTTAATTTTAATTATTTACTATGTGGTACCAAAAATGAGGCACGACTTGGACTGAACGTAAATTATCCTCTGTATAATTATCCATTTAGTGGCCAATCTTACTATCCAGACAATGAGCAAGTATCTCTTTTATCTGGATTTTTCAATCCTGATAAGAATGATCAGGCCAGAAAGATTTGGGAAGACTTTCCATTAAATAGATATAGAGACGGAAAGAATATATACGTTGTTGTAAATCAGGAAGGAGATGATTTATACGGAAGACAATTTAAAGAAGACTTCACTCAGCCTGACGAGCATCAATCTATAGATCCTAATTCGCCAGATTATCACGTTATAGGATTTGGAAACTGTTATTTAAATTCTTATTCAACCAGCGCCGCAGTAGGCGGTTTGCCTTCTGCTTCAGTTTCTTATACAGCTTACAATGCTTCTTTTACCATGAGCGGTAGCGGGTTTCAAGCGCCGGGAATAGAAACTAAAAGTGGGACTATCAGCCCTCAGAGAGAGGTTGTTATACCTAAAACTTTAGCTGAAGAAGGTTACGCTGCCCTTGCTCCCGGAGACATAACTCTAACAACTGATTCTTTTTCAGGTCTTGGTGTAGATTTTGACAAACTCCATATACAGGGATACAGCATCTCTATGGATTTAAATAGGCAAGAGCTAAGTAATTTGGGATATAGGTTCCCTGTAGATAATAGGGCTACTAGCACTATATATGCAAATCTTTCCATAGACGCATTAGTTGAGTCGGGCAATAGCGGTACTCTCGTAGATCTGATTTCTATAAATAGCGGCTATGATTTTACTATCAAAGTAGACCCGCAAAATTGCGAAAAGCCTACTTTAGCTCCAATTAACGCTGGAAAAATTCCAATTAACACCCAAGAAGAAGCTCTAAGATATACTTTTAAAGGAGCTAAATTACAGAATTTCTCTTATGGGGCGTCTATTGGGCCTAACAAAACTTTCTCAGCGAACTTTAATGTAGAGATAAACCCGGATGATAGAACAAATGGTCTTTTTATTAGCGGAGTTTTGGGTATGGAAAAAGTGGAGGATTTTATCCTTTTGGAGGGAGATGGCAATGATGGGTTTTATTTACAACAAGAAAACAATACTCTATTGGTAACAAATCTACTTCCTCCATATTAAAAGAGTGTATATTAATATAAGGTTTAAGGCGAAATGGCAAATAAAAAAATATCTCAATTAGTAGGAATGGGAACAAATGAAGCTGTAAGTGGCTTCTATCTTCTCCCTGTTGGCGCCGGGTCTTCAACTGGTCCGTACACCACTAAGAAAATAACCACAAAAGAATTAGCAGATTTCATCTTTACGGGTGATAACTCAGCCTATGTAGGTTTTCCCGCAGGCACTTTGTCAGGCGTTAATAAAGATATTTATTTTAATAACAATGACGATAATTGGAGCACTGCTTCCAATGTCGTAACTCAAAACCCTTATCTTCAAGTAAGAGCTTCTGATGGACTACTGGTTACAGGTAGTGGTATTGGAGCTGCTGTAGGCGGAGATAATATGGGTAACTGCACAGCGACTACGACATTGCAAATGCAGGATAATAATATTGGCAATATTGGCGCTGAGATGACGTTCAAAGATGGAGGTAATATAGGTAGTACTACATCAGCTATAGCGATAAATCATGGAACTAAATTGTCTTTAACGGCGCCTGAAGTAGAGCTAAACGGATCTTCTGAAATAGATTTAAATGGACCTGTTACTGTTCAGGGCAACTTAACTAATACCGGAGGAGATTTGACAGTAGAAGATGTAGTTGTAGAGAATACTTCAAGGCATCTTGTAAATGATATTGGCGCCGGAAATAATATAAACTGGAGCTTATCAAATATTCAGAAAGTAGCTATTAGTACGGATACAAACTATAATTTCACTAATGCTTTACATGGTCAAACTTTGACTATGTATATTGAAAATACTGCTCCGTCAACGTCTATACTTCCTACATTTGCCTCGGGGTCTTATGTTAAGTGGGGAGGCACTGGAGGTCCTCCTCACATAGATGGTTCAAGAACCAACGTATATACGTTCGTTTGTTATGATCAAGTTATATTTGCTTCGGCAATCACAGGGTACGTATTCTAATGGGTGTTAATTTTCCAACTGCCTTTTGGAAAGGAAGCAATCCAAGCGATGAGGAAATCAGCATCGATTGGGATCTTTATTTATATTATAATACTGCATCTAATATTGGGGCGGGATTAGTTCAATCAAGCAGTGGACCTTCTTTTTCTGAAATAACCGCGGCTCATCCTTATACGGTAAATAATGAAGATTACTATTTTAACTATTTATCAAATAGGACAGCGGATAACTCTAACGCCTTTTTCGGCTGGTTGTTAGAAGGCTACAGTCAGAATAATTTAGAAGGCTATCATAGAGGTAATCCTTTCATCGTAGAAAACGATGGCAGGGAATTGAATTTGTTTTTTGAGGCTGACCAATCAACTGTAGTAGATTTATCTAGAGAAAATACTTACAGCGGTCCTAATTCACCTAGCGAAAAATATTATGAGGACGTTTTTAATCATTTTATTCAAAGTGGATACGCAGAGGGGTCTTTTACGCTAAACTCCACTTCAAATTTATCAATTACAGTTTCTGGCTTAGGAGAGAAGTATAGTTCAGATTTTGAAAAAATGCATTTGGCAGTAGATGACATCCATATATGCAAGGGTCAGTCCCCCGGTGGAGATGAGGACAATCCTTGGGACATGAATCAAGTTAAGCTGTTCAATTCGGCCGGAACCCAAACGCCCAACCCAGCTCCCAACCGAGTTGCGGGAACTTACGTTGACCAAGATAATAGAAGGGCTTATACGACAGCAGGAGGACAAGCGACTTTTACTACGCCAGCTAACCCGTTGCAGAACATGGCGGCTGGAGAGCATACTATAAAAATATATTTTAATACTAATGATGGGCAGTACAACAGTGGAGCTTTTTACGGGTTTAAATTTACTTTCTCATAATTATGGCAATTACAAGATACGCAGGAGATAGATTTACGACAAATACCTCGGACACGAAACCGACAGGTGTCCTTGATGGTGCGTATCTTATTGATACTGGCAACTTGACTCAGTACGTAAGAAGAACAGTGGCAGGGACTTCCCAGTGGTCTCAGTTAGCTGGTGGTGGTGGAGGAGGCACTCCCGGCGGCGCGAATACTCAAGTTCAGTTTAATAATGCAGGAGCTTTCGGCGGCAGTACAGGTCTTACTTTCGATGGACAAAGATTATACGCAAATAATCTTCAAATTTCAGGGATTATTTACGACTCAAATAATTCTTATGGAGAGGGAGGAATGGTTCTCACTAATGAGGGAACAACTGGGGTTAATTGGAAAAGTATTGAATCTGTTTTGTCCGGCGTTGGAGGTTCCGGCGTTGCTAATTATGTAGCTCGTTGGTCTGATGAGGATACTATAACAACGGGAGCTTTATACGACGATGGTGGATCCGTTGGCGTTGGAACCACTGTATTAGGCGAGGCGTTAACAGTTAATGGCAAAGTAGAAGCTGATGAATTTTTAGGGGAACTTCGCGGTCCTGTTGTTTTCGGAGCCAAAGCCGCCGAAGCTTTAGTAAAAGGTGAAGCTGTTTATATATCTGGAATTTCTGGGAATACTACGGTAGTTGCAAAAGCCTGTGCGAATGAAACGGGCAAAATGCCTGTATTTGGCTTAGCTCATGAGACCGTCAATGCTAACGCATTTGTTGAAGTAACTACATTCGGCACCCTTTCGAATATAAACACATCAAGCTTCTTAGAAGGTGATGAACTATTCGTAGGAATAACTGCCGGAGCGTTAGTTAACTCTCCTCCTACGGGAGAGGCAGCCCAAATACAAAAAATAGCTAAAGTAACTAGATCTGACGCGACGGTAGGATCTGTTAAAGTAATGGGCGCCGGAAGATCAAACGCTACGCCTAATTTAAATGAAGGTAGATTATTTGTAGGCAACTCATCCAATCAAGCTGTTGCAGATGGTACTATTCATGTTGATATTGCTAATAGTAAAGTCGGAATAGGTACTGTATCTCCAACTAGAAAATTAGAGGTTATTCAAACAACTAATCAGGCAGCAGCCGTTTTCGAAACTAGAGAAAACGGAGGTATAGCTGTTGTTGAATTAAGAGCTAAAGACCTTAGTAATCCCACTGCGGGGTTGCCCGCAAGTCAAGGTCCAGCTTTAGCTTTTCAGGGTTATAATGGAAGTAGCTTCCAGTCGATGGCAACAATTTTTGCTTCCATGGAGGCTACAGCTGCTGCTAACGACATGCCTAGCAGCTTACTTTTCTTAACTACGCCTGATGGCTCCGCTTCCGCTACAGAAAAAATGCGGATTAAGTCTGACGGTAATGTCGGTATAGGAACAAATGCGCCATCTGCTAAGCTTCATATTCGTGAATCTAACCCGGGCTCATTAGTTTATGATTCAGCAGCGGATACTCTAATAGTCGAAGGAAATGGAAACGCAGGAATTACCATTGCTACCGCAGCAGCTAATACTTCCAGAATTATTTTTGCTTCTCCAAACGATGCTACAGGAGCCGAAATAAAATATAGTAATGCCACTAGTCTTATGACTATTGGTAATACTAATCCTGATGATAGCCTTGCGTTCCAAGCAGGCAATGGGGTTGAGGCTGTTAGAATTATATCTGACGGAAATGTCGGCATAGGGATAACTAATCCTGAGGCTAAGATACGTGTTAGCAACTCGGCTGCTTCAGGAGGCACTTTTAAATTTACCGATGGCTCTTCTCGGACATTAATGGATTTGGGCGGCGGAATTCTGTCTTGGAACGCTGCATCTGTGTTGGGTGCGGGAGCTTGGGCTGGGACTGCTGATCATCAACTTCAAACTCTTGGGACTACTAGAGATACAGTTTTAATAAATGGCCCAGCGTCAGGGACAAACCACGCTTTATATGTAACAGGTCTTAAGAGTTATTTCGCCGGTAACGTTGGCATCGGCGCATTAAATCCGACTAATACCCTAGAAGTAAAAGGGCCAAATACTGTAGCTCCTTTTAAAATTGTCAACTCGTCAAATTCTGATAGGAGATTTTTACAGATTTCTTCACAGTCAAATTATCCACGCTTAACGCTATATAATAGTTCAGAAGTTAGCACGGTTCATTTAGACACAAATGGCGATTCCTATTTTAACGGAGGAAATGTTGGTATAGGAACAAATAATCCCGCTTTTAAATTGCAAGTACAGACTCCCGCAGTTCCAACTAACAGTACCTATGTGGTAGGTTTGGATGTAAGTAGGCCGAATTCAGCGAATAGAGGTTTCACTGTTGGTTCAAACAGTGCGGCAGATACGTGGACTTTAGGCGCTCATAATGCTGATATACAACTTGGTCATACTTTTGGAACTGATACGGGAGGCCAACCTGCTTTTTACCCTGATGTAACAATAAAACACTCTGATCAATCGGCGGGAAATGTTGGTATAGGAACAACGGCTCCTCTCGGAAAGCTCCATGTTTACGGAGGGCAAGTTAGAATATTAGACTCTACAGAATCTCCTAGTTATGGAGCTAGATTAGTAGTTGGAAGAGATACAGCTCAGGATATAGAATTTTATGTAGACGACCTTAATTGTAAAATAGTAGCAGATCAAGATTCAGATAGTAATGGTAACCATAACTTTATTCTAGATAGATCATTCGCAGGCAACGGCGACAATAATTTCCAAATACAAAAAGGCGGAAGTTCTCAGTTTTTAATAAATACAGATGGCAATGTCGGAATCAATAATACATCACCAGAGCACAGACTTCATGTTGCTGGCGACGCTATAATCAGCGGTTATCTTTATGACTCAACAAACTCAACAGGAGTTGATGGTTACGTTCTGACCAGTAAAGAAGATGGTCCTCAATGGAAGATGATTGAGGATGTTCTTTCAGGAGTGGGAGGAAACGGAACGGCTACCTATATTCCTGTTTGGGATGATTCCGATACAATTGGCGATTCAGCTCTGCAAGACAATGGGTCAAATCTTTTAATTAATAGCGCTTCGCCGGTTGATAAAGGTATGGTCAGTAACTACTTTAGGAATGGTAATTTTACTGGCGACTTTTTGTATCCCAATGATGGGAATATTACAATCGATACCGACGTAACTCATAATAACTTTAATACTTTAAAGTTTGATACAGGTCCAGTTAATGCAAATTTTTGGGACGTTTGGGATCAAACAGACTTTCCTCATTCAGATAAAGATCATTGGACTCTATCTTTTTGGGCGAAAGCTAATGTCAGCGGTAGCGTTGGAATAGGTTCTGTCTCTTTTGGTACTCCCGGCGGGGGCGGCGGCCATACATTTCAAGTTCCCAATAATGACACTTGGACTAAGTTTACGGTATATGATAGCACACCAGTTAATCCAAGTTCAAAAATTGAGTGTCGTCAGGACTTAACCAACGTATCCGGATTCATACATTTCTCTGAAATCATGACTTTTCAGGGAGACGCGACTTATCTAGCTGACGAAAATGATTACATAGCTTCCATCTATGATAATTCATTGATGGATCAAATTTACCGTGATGTAAATGGTAATATAGGTATAGGGGCTACAGCCCCTGCTTCTAAGCTAGAAGTACTTGCGGCGGATCCCGTGCTAACAGTAAGAGACACAGAAGCTACTGTAGCAAACGCTTCTGCCACTCTTAGGTTAGCAGAGTCTTCTGCGACGAACACTTTAAATGGCCATTTTGATTTAAAATTTGCAGGTAGCTCAAGCGGCGGCGATTTAGATATAAGTCGATACGATAATACTTCACTTGTAGCTCAAGGCGTTAGGATAAAACATGATGGGAATGTAGGTATAGGAACTAACTCCCCTCAAGGTAAACTGGATATTAATACAGAAGCTGCTGAAGCGACTCACGTTTACATTAATGGAGAGGTAAATCAGGACAAGCTTTTATATTTTAGGCACTATGCTAACAGCGAAGGAGCTGGAAATAATGCTTACGTAGGATATATAGGATCTAAAGGAGTTGATAACTTACTCAGCTTAGGACACTTAAATACTAGCGGAGCAGATGTTTCGATTATGCATTTGACTGAAGCGGGTAAGGTTGGCATAGGGACAACAAACCCTGATACAAAATTAGATGTTGGAGCTGGTAGTATACGATTAGATGCGGGATATAATTTAGAATGGGGAAATGGTTACTCAGGAGGAAATCCTGCAATTTGGGGCGATGGTACTGCGGCCAAACTAAGATTTGCTCCAACAGGTAATAGTGGTGGTATCGTAATGGAGCTAACTGATACCGATAGTTATATTGACTCTAATGTTGGTATAGGTACTGCAAGTCCATCTAACAAATTACATGTTTTGGGTGGTGGTGCAACTATATCAGGCGGAGAAACAACTTTAAACCCAAGTGGTACAGGTGCCACTATAGCATCAAAAATTTTATCTCTGTTAAATACA